AAGTTATATCTTTCCTGCTCCAGAAGATTCATCTATATGACATAACAAAGGGCAAAGCTTATTCATATTTTGGCACTATTACAAAAAGGTATCTGATTTCATATTGTCGAAGGAATTATGATAAGCTGGTTGAGAAAAAGCCACTTGATAATGTAGATAATGACGAAAGGACTATTGATAGTCTTGTAATGCAGCCAGTCAATAATGAATTAGACAGATCTTCAGTGATTGCAGAGTTAATTGATCATCTGGAAAAGAACATGATTGATATGTTTGACAAAGAAGATGAGATAAAAGCAGCTGATGCAATACTTGAAATACTTAAAAGATCAGACCAGATAGATATTTCAAACAAAAAAGTTCTCTATGTCTATGTAAAGGAAATGGCTGATGTCAAATCTACTGCAATAACAAGCGTAATAACTCAAATTAAGGTCATTTATAAGAGAATACTTAATAGGCGAATAGAAAACGACGATTATTAGTATTTATAAGGAAAAGACATATGGCTTTAGATTTAAGTCAATCAGTATTTAATGGTAAAAATCTAGAAGATCTTGTAAAAGAAGTCTATGATAACCATAAAAGTCAAGATCAGATGCTAAAAACGGAGATCACTAGGCTAGCCGGTATGATATCAAACCCCGGTGATGCAGTAGTGATCATTCCCATGTTAAAAGGTTTGATGGACTCTAGCTTAAAGAACGATGAAACCATTCTCAAGCTGGTCAATGTGTTCCAGAAAGCAGCCGAGAGCGCTAAGAAAGATGATTCAGATGATCTAGGCATACTAACAGAAAAGGACGTTGAGCAATTATTCCAAGAAATAAGCGTAATAAAAGCTCCAAAAGAAGAAAAATATGTCAAATAGCTTTGGTCAATCTTTAGGATCAGGAAAATCAAAAAATACTGGAGCTCCTTTCTATATTGGAAGGGTAAAGTCTATAGTATTAAATCCTTATGTGGATAATACAAAGATGCCTAATCCAGATTATAGAACTGCGGCTGATATTGGAAAGATAAGATTTGATAGGATATACTCAAGTGTCACTAATACAAAAAGTGGCAATGAAAATGACTTTGCTTATCCTATGTTTAGCTTTATCAAGCAATTTCCTCTTATTGGAGAAGTTGTTGCAATATTCTATGGACCTTCAGATGGTTTAAATGATAGTAAAGATAATCAAAAGCTGTTTTATATGCCTGCTTTTGCTTTATGGAACGCAGCAAACCATAATGTAATGCCCAATATGCTGGAATACAGTCAATTTTTATCAAGCTATGTCAAACAACCTGAATACGGAGGTTCATCTGGCACTCCTCCAGAATTACCAAAAGGCTATACTTTTACTGAATCGGATGGCATTAGAAATCTCACCAATTTTGAGGGCGATTCTATAGTTGAAGGTCGTTATGGTCAGTCTATAAGATTTGGATCAACGGTTACTGGATTTAAAGGGTATAATCCTTGGTCTGATACTGGAATTAATGGATCTCCAATAACTATAATTAGAAATGGTCAAGGCAAGGTAACTAATCCAATAGATAAGTTTGCAAGTACAGTTGAGGATATAAATACAGATCATACTTCTATATACATGACTTCTGGACAAAGAATAGTGCTTGAGGATCTTAGTAATTTTCCAATGAACTCGTATAATAAGTCAGTAGCTTCAACAGAAATTGCTAGTACACCTAAGATATTTGAAAAACCAACATCTCAAGACTACTCTGCTGCAGCAAGTCAAGATAAATATACATTTAATCAGACATGATAATTCCAGAATTTCCATATAAAGGCAATCAAATCATATTAACATCAGATAGAGTTACTCTCCATTCAAAAAAGGATGGAGTTTTTCTCTTTGGTAAAGCTACGGTGGGACTATCTTCTGTTGGTACCATAAACCTGGACTCAAAAGAGAAGGTTCTAATAGATTCTCCTAAGATAGAACTTGGTAATAAAGCAGAACAGTTTGGAGAACCAGTACCTCTTGGAAATTCTTTGCAATCTGTTCTTTCTGATATGAATGATGTATTAACTTTATTATCAAATGCAATGTCAAAAGCAAGTGGTACTGATGATACAAGTACAGCAATGTCTCTTGCCACAATCCAAGTTGCAGGTAGTACATCTTTGATATCTTTAAAAGATGTTCAATCTAGGTTACAGAATATATTATCACAGACAACATACACTAAATAATGTCCCAGGAAAAACCTATAGCCAATCTATCAGAACAATTAAATAAGATTAGAGAGTCATTCAAACAATTAAAGAATGTCTCAGATTCTCTTGATGATACTGTAGGTAGTACTAATGCAAAAGGCGTGGCGGCAGTCTCAAATAATATCTGGAAATCTATTCTTTCTTACTTTAGAAAATTTCCTGAAATATTTTTTGGTAAAACTTCACCTAAAAAGGGACAAAAATCATCAAGTTTTACAGACTATGGTATAGCTTATATTACAGCACTACTTGCATCTTTAGATATTTGTTCAATAATTAATACCGTTAGTAATCTCACAGAGAATTTAAATGTAGCAAAATTTAACCCAAATCAAAATCCTCCTCCAGATGATTTTAAATGGAAGGTTCAAAAGATTGCTTATGAGATTCAAATTGCTATAGACGAATTTAATAGAATATACTCATTAAGCGCTAATCCGGGAGCTACTATATCAACGTTTATAGCTTCTGTGTCCCCTAGTGTTCAAAAGCTTACTAGTCAAGATTATTTAGGATCTGATGATATGCGTAAAGCATTTCCTCAAGTAGATCAAATGAATAATTGGTTAATTGATACTCTTTCAAAATGGCAAAATAGTAATAATGTATCAAACACTGACAATGATCAAATAAATAAAATACTGAAGACAATAAGTCTGATGAGAAATACTTGTGTATTAATACAAGGTCTTAGTACTCCAGCAAATTTATCAAGATATGCTCAGTCTGCTTTAGGTACTTCTGTATATGAAACATTAGATAAAATAGGAAAGGATAATATAGATCCAAAAAAGCTTAGCGATATGATAGGCAGTATTCAAAGTCTATTAATCCCAATAAATAAAGGAGCAGCATTCATATTGAAGTACATACAGTATCTTCAATTTATGATAAAAATATCTTTGACTTTGGTGAAAATATTTAGAATTCTGATAAACTTTTTTATATTATTACCATTACCAAATGTAGTTATTACTGCTGGTATAAATACTGGATTATCAAAATCAGAAAGAAAAATAGATGATTATCTCAAAAATACAATAAAGTTAATATCGGAAATAAACCTATTTGTGGCAATGATAGTTAGCTTATTGAGAGGTTTGACCGCTATATTAGATCAAATAATAGCAGATCTAGAGACTATACTTCAGAAATTTAAAGCTTGCACAAGAGAAAATGAAAATACAAATCCAGCAACTGCTACAACTCGTAATGAATTAGAACAAGCAACTAATCAATTAAAAGCTACAAATCAAGCTCTTAAAGATTTTATTGCTAATTATGATGCAAAGAAAGAAAATAACAAAAAGACTTATCAAGGTTATACAATAGAAATACTCACAGAAGAAGTATCAGACCAGAATGTTCTTAAGACTACACTTCCAAGAAGATACGGTATTGCAGTAGACGGTGCTGGTATTGAGGTTGTTAAATCAGATTATACATTTGCATCTGATGATAGTGTGATTATAAACCAAGTTAAGTTACTTCTTACTTCAAAAGGATTGACTAAACCTCAAGAGCAGGCATTTACTAATCAACAAATGGAGATATTAAATGAAGCAATGGCTGCTATAGAAGATAATACAATCTCTATGGACGATATTCCAATTTCAACTACTATAGGTGAATATTTAGATTCTCCAGATAATGAAGATGAAAATGATGGACTTGGTCTTAATGCTTTTGTAAATAAACTAAAAGGCGGAAAGTCACTTAGAGAGCGAATTAAGAAGATAATGCAGCAAAGCAAAGAAAAGCTAAATTCAGACATAAATTCAGTAAAAAAATAAACATTAAAAGATATTTATAGAATATGACAAAATCAGATTTATTTAGGAAAATGATCAGAGAAGAGGTCCAAAAGGCCATCCGCGAAGAGATGCCTAAGATACTCAAAGAGATCAAGTCTATACCAGAAAATAAAGTTCAACTAAAAGAGAGCACAAAAGATATGTATGGCGTGCCTTTGACTTTAAATGAACCAAGAAGACCTCAACCAGTAAATAAGCAAACAGCTCCAACTTTTGCAAATAATAAAGCTATAAACAGCCTATTGCAAGAGACTATGATAAGCATGACTAGCGATGATGCTGCTGGATTTGGTTATGATGTAGCAGATAGACACCCAATGGAAGTATTCCAGCCTTCAGTAGATAAAGTAGGTGGTGTAGAAGACATGCTATCATCTGCAAGAGGAGCTGGAAGTATTGAAGCAGTACAGGTAAATGTCGTACCAGACTTCAGTGCATTAATGGATAAACTCATTCAGTCAGGAGATATGAAGTAATATGGCATACGGACTAAAACAGATACCAGTAGTAGATTTAAAACCATCGACCGCAGTCGGGGTTGCAATTCCATTTCAAGCGCCGAATGTATTTACTTCTGTTTATACTACAGCCGAGCAGACAAAGTACAACATGATCAACTTTATGTTGACTGATAGAAGGGAAAGACCTTTCAATCCAAATTTTGGCGCTGGACTTAGATCAAGACTGTTTGAACAGATCACACAAGACGATCTGGATAGCCTTAAGCAGACTATTTCTAATCAGATAGAATCATACTTCCCAAATGTTTTAGTGAACTCCTTGAGCATTGTAGGTAGCCCTGATGATAACTCAATAACAATAACAATGACTTACTCTCTTAAGAATATAAGAACCACAGATAGCCTAGTCTTAAAGATACAAAACGGATAAGATGTCAAATCAAACCAAAGATATAAAGTACATAAATAAAAATTTTAACTCGTTTAAGGGAGATCTTATCGAGTATGCAAAAGCATATTTTCCTCAGAATTATACTGACTTTAGTCAAGCTAGTCCAGGTAGTATGTTTATTGAGATGGCTTCCTATGTTGGTGATGTCCTTTCATTTTATCTTGACAATCAGATACAAGAGACTTTTGTACAATATGCTAAACAAAGCAACAACTTATACACTCTAGCTTACATGCTTGGTTACAGACCTAAAGTTGTATCTACTGCTCTTGTAAACTTAGATGTATATCAGCAAATACCAGTAAAGCAAGTAGGACCAAACTATGTTCCAGATTGGGATTATGCTCTAAATATACAACAGGGCATGCAAGTTAAGTCAAGTGTAAACTCTAATGTCTACTTTTATGTTCCACAGAGAGTTGACTTTACGATGTCATCTTCTTTAGACCCAACTGAGGTATCTGTATATTCACTATCTGGTGCAAATCCTGCATCATATCTGCTTAAAAAGACTACTCAAGCTATATCTGGACAGGTTAAGACGGTGTCATTCACATTTGGTGCTGCTGAGAGATTTAGCACTGTGACAATCAATGATTCAAACATTGTATCTATTGTATCAGCTGTAGACAGAGATGGTAATAACTGGTATGAAGTGCCTTATTTGGCGCAAGATTTCATTTTAAGTGGATCTGCAAATACAAGTACTGATAAGAACACTGTACCATATATAATGCAAAAGGTATCAACTCCAAGAAGATTTACATCAAGATTCCAATCTAATGAAAGTTTAATGATAGAGTTTGGTTCTGGGGTAAATTCTAATACTGATACTGCTTATATACCTAATCCAAATTCAGTCAATGTAGGTCTTACTGGTGGAGGTCTTAGTCAGATAAACACTGCATATGATCCTACTAACTTTGTGACTACTCAGACGTATGGTTTAGCTCCAGCTAATACTACTATCACAATAACATATCTTGTTGCTGGAGGCGCACAGGATAACGCTCTTGCTAATCAATTGACCACTCCAGTATCTTTTACGGCCACTGGTACGAATACTTCAAATCGAAATACGGTAGTCACAAATAACCCCGATGCTGCTTCTGGAGGCGGTGATGGAGATACTAGTGAAGAACTGAGAATGAACTCAATGGCGGAATTTCCTACGCAGTACAGAGCAGTAACTCAACAGGATTATCTTGCTAGAACACTTAGCATGCCAGGTCAGTGGGGTAAGGTTTCAAAGGCATTTGTGAGCCAAGATGATGTTACTTTCTCAAACTATAACTCAAGTGATCCAGCAGAGAGAGATCCTATTCTAATGAGCCTATATGTTCTTGGTTTAGACTTCAATGGCAACCTTGCAGCGCCTTCTCCAAATCTGATCGCTAACATAAATACATACCTCCAGAACTATAGAATGCTCACAGACTCAATAAAGATCAAGTCTGCGTACATCATTAATCTTGGAGTAAACTATGACATCGTTCTTAGACCAAATTATAATGGACAAGACGTGCTAGCAAGAACGCTTACAGCTGTTCAAGGCTTCTTTGACATCAACAACTGGCAAATAAATCAGCCGATTGTACTTTCAAATCTATATACAGCGATTGACTCTGTTGAGGGCGTACAGACAGTAAAGAATATCGAAGTAGTAAACCTTTCTGGAGAGTCAAGCGGGTATTCAAAATATAGCTATGACATCAAAGGCGCTACAAATAACAATGTAATATACCCTTCACTAGACCCATCAATATTCGAGGTTAAGTACCCTAACGTAGACATAAAAGGCAGAGTAGTAGCCCTATAAAATAAAAACAATGGCAGTATATAAAATATTCGCAGCAGCTGATGCAACCCTATATTCAGCATATCCATCACAAAGTACTGGTCTAGATGAGATTCTAGAAGTAGGTTGTAAGAATAGTCTAATACCTTCCAGTGTTGCAAGCTCTGCAGATGACATTAGAAGATCTGTAATTTTATTCTCTAATGAGGATTTAACTAAAGCTGTTAATATAGCAAGTGCAACAGGTCCATACTCAGTTTTTTTTAGACTTTATTTTGCAAATGCAGAGAATTTGAATACAACATATAATATGTTTGTAGCTCCTGTAACAGAAAATTGGGATATGGGAACAGGCAAGTTCTTAGATAGTCCTCAGATAAAAAATGGAGTATCTTGGGTTAATGCTACTGAAAATACTGCTTGGACAGATCCTACAGATTACTATATTACTAGAGGAGGTGGAGCTTGGGAAGATAGTCTTATTTTATCTCAGTCATTTGGCTATAAAGATTCAAAAGATTTAAATATAGGAGATCTTTATACTATAGTAAATAAATGGGCTAGTGAAACAATTCCAAACTATGGCTTGATAGTAAAAATGTCAGGATCTATTGAAGAGAATAGTGGAAGCTATATGAATCTTAATTTCTTTAGCGTTGATACACACACTATATATCCTCCAACATTAGAATTTAAGTGGGATGATAGCTCATATAGCACTGGAAGTCTATCAGTTGTATCAAATAATAGTACAATTGTGACTCTTGGTAATAATCCTAATATATTTAAGAATGATACTGCTAAATATATCTTCACAGTAAACGCAAGAGATAAATACCCAGCAAGAGCTTTTACTACATCTTCTGTATATACTGTAAATAAAGCTCTACCAAGCTCATCCTACTGGGCACTTCAAGACGTAAAAACTGAAGAAATGGTTGTAGATTTTGATACTACATATACTAAGATAAGTTGTAATTCAAACGGGTCTTACTTCCCAATTTATATGAATGGTCTTGAGCCTGAAAGGTACTATAAAGTGCTTGTAAGAGTAGATTTACCGACAGGTGAGAGTATTGATATCGATGGAAATAACACCTTTAAAATAACAAGATAATATGTCAGAAAAAGTAACATTTATCAAAGAAGTTCGAGGTCTGAATACTTATAAAAAGGTAGTAGATACTGAATTCACTGAGCTTGTAACACCAGTTCCAGTAATAGATCAACCAATTGTTACAGTTGCTGACTTCTTTAACTACTACGATCAACTTTTCTTTGATATTCCTGTGACTGGACTAACAAACTCTCACACATATCTTGTAGAAAAAAGTCAACAATACATAGGTGCAGGTGTTATTGATCAAGAAAAGCAAGCCCTAATAGAAGAAATAAATTCACTAAGAGAACAGTTAAACGATTTAAGCGCAACATACCTTAACATCTCACAATTAACATAATGGCAGAGATAGTAAATATATCATACATAGGTTCCGGGACAGAATCACAAGCTTATATGCCAAAAGATGATGCCCTTATTACAAATAGTTTTATTTATACCCAGTTTGGAGATCCTAATGACAGCATAGAGTATTTTATTTATGACTCAGTAGGAAATCTTCTTGACAAAGTTTACAATGCAACTGACTATACACCAAGCCCAGGAATGAATCCTACTAGCGGGTTGTATAGTTCTTTTACTTTAGATCCACAAAAAGACTTACTATCTAGAGGATATAATAGAGGTACGCTCGATATACAGTATAATTTTCTTAGGAATCTTTTTAACTCTGCTTACGGTAAATTCTATTGGATAAAAGAAGTATCCCCAACTAGAACTGAGCTTAAATTAGCATCTCAGAATATAAGTAATACTGATATCCTTGCGGGTTTTAATCAGTATCAGGCTTATGTTGCTGGGTTAAACTATTATAATGATTTCTATCTTAATTTTGGTAATAACCAGCATATCATTGCTGTTAACGTAGCATATACTGAGGATGAATCTGGGGCGTATTTACTGATCAAGTTATATGAACCATTACCAAGTGATTTTGATGTCAAGGATCAGCTCTGGATCAGCGAAAAGATAGCTGAGTCTAGCAGATATAATGTAGATATTCAAATTGAAGCGGCTGCTATTGTAGAACAAAATGTACTTAGAGGTCCAAATTATAACGTAAATCTCAATCAGCAAGTAGCTCAGACTACTCCATATTACTCATATACTAGTCTATCAACAACTTCTGTATCTAGTTCATTCCAGAAAATGATGAGCTACTACCAAGACAGAGCTTTGGAGATAAATGTAGACTATACTGACTTTTCAAACTTTGTTCACTTCTCTAGTATTAACTCAAGGGTTGAAAACTTTACTCAGAAGGTAACTAATATCGAGACTTATAATAGATTGATTACAAGTCAAAGTGCAATAACTGATACAACTGGTATTACATCTGCATCAGTAATAACTTTGCAAAATCAAATCAATGATATAATCACCAACTTTGATCCATACGAGTACTATCTATACTTTAGTTCTGGGTCTTATACTTGGCCAAAATCAAACTCAACTCAGCCATATAAACTATACTCTGTAACATCTTCACAAGCAATAACTTGGGTTTCAAATACTGAGGCTTCCGCTTCTTTTTATGATGCCACAAACAAAGATCTGCTTGTAAATACGATACCGCAGTACATCTTAGATGATGGCGCAAATGCTCCTTATATCTCCTTTGTGAATATGATTGGTCAGCATTTTGACAATATATGGATATACTATAAAGACGTCACAAACAGATTCGATGCGACAAATAATCCAAATACTGGTATATCTTTAGATCTTGTAGCAGATGCTTTAGTTGGTCTTGGAAGTACTCTATACACAAACTCAAATATCTCAGATAACCTATATTATAGTCTTTTTGGAATCAATGAGGATGGCACTTTACTGCCTCCAACTGGATCTGAAAATAATATAACTTACGTTACTTCTAGCTTAACAACACTAAGTGCAAAGACAATTCAAAGCGAAATTTACAAGAGGATTTATCATAATATACCATATCTTTATAAGACTAAGGGAACTAGAAATGCTGTAGATGCGATCACAAATATCTTTGGTATTCCTAGATCTATATTGACAATCAATGAGTTTGGAGGGTATAATAGAGATTTATACACCGGGCTTGATTCAATATATAATACAAAGATAACTGGCTCTACATCAACTTTAGAGATCAGTGCTTCTGTGCTAAGTCCAGACGCTTCAATTCAATATTATAGCACGCAAGACAGACTGAACTCAAATAATCTAGAGTTTGGTTTCTCTCCGGCAGATTCTATAAACTCAACTATATCTTCATCTAGAGGGTATATAAACATAGATCAACTGATTGGTGACCCAGGAGCACAATACTCTGCTTCTTATCCTGCGTTATATGAATATCAGAACTCATTCTTTACTGGTTCTCAGGTGCATGACATCTATGAGTATATCAGATTATTGAAGTATTTTGATAATTCTGTGTTTAAAATGATACAGGATTATGTGCCAGCAAGATCAAATCTTTCAAGAGGTTTGATTGTAAAGTCGCATGTTTTAGAGAGAAATAAGTACGAGAGACATGAGCCTGAGATGGACAATAGCATGAACTATTCTCAGTCTATTGAAACCATTACTATATCAGCAACTGACGCTCCTGAAATACAATACTCAACAGCGTATAATTCTAAAACTCAGTATACAGTAGTATCTCCTTATATTGCAACTGGATCAGATAATGTATACGGACCAGTATCAATGAGCAATACATATGCCTGGGAAAAATATACTGGAGAGTTTGGTGGATCACAAATTGAGATGGTAACAAGTGAGTTTAGTCAGCTTGAAAGGTCTTCGATCACAAGTCCATGGACATCTTCAGTTGCTACTACTCAATCAATGTTTACTTTCTACAATGAAGGTGCTCTGGTAAATAACTTCACAAAAACACAGCCATCAAAAGAGTTTGTAAGCGCAGAATATAGCTATGGAATTGATACT